TCCAACCCAAAACCTCTTCTGCTGTCATCGTTGACCGTAGCTCCGACAAGCTCATGCCAAGTTCTTTGGCAATGCCAAACTGCAACATGAGCCAGCTGTCCTTACGAAGCTCGGCTCCTAGGATTTTGGGTCTATAGCCTCTTCTTCTTCGTCGTCAGCCAAGATTGCCAGCATTAAAGACTGCAAGTCCTTATCTTTGACTTCGTTCTTCAACACATCAATTTCACCAGCTAGAAACAAAGGTTCCCCCAGCTCATTTTTTGCCTTTGCAATCAAAAGTTGAAGAGCAAACGCTCCGGCATCATCTGATCCCGCACGTTTTTGAGCACGCTCACGCTCTGCCATCGTCATGGGAGTCACCCACATTTCAAATGTGCTGTCGTCTGAAAGAGTAACGACTCTCTTTGTTGCCTCTAAATTCGCGGCTTTCTTGAGACGGTCAATGGCGCGTAATGCCATGAGTTACAACTAATTGTCTTATTACACTAGCACTAAAAAAGCCCCTAACAATGTCAGGGGCCTCTTTATCATCAATCGACTATTAGCTCTTAGCGAAGTCGAATGTAGGAGCTGATGTTGGACGGAAGTTAATCGAAATCGCCTGAGCATCGTCTGGCGTTACTGAGAAACTCGCAGAAGTCAGCACTGCTTCCATTGAGATGGAACGGCTGGCTGCATCATCTGGCGTACCAGCTGAAACAACTGCGTCCATATACAACTTGAACGTTGCGCCAGCTTGGTTGCGCTGGGTAACGTCTTCAATCAAACGAGCCGAAATACCGGTGTCGTCATCAGTGAAGTAAACCTCAGCTGAACCTGTACCATCCGCAAAACCAGAGATAAAGGTTCGGAATGGTGCGCTTTGACCCAAAGTGCCACCGATGCTTGTCACATCGATCTCATCTCGGGTTATTTCAAAGTTCCAGGAGCGCACGTTTGCAACTGCTTGGAACTCAGTAAACGCAACTGTAAAGGCGCTAGTGCCGTCAGTCCCGTCACTTGACAGGGCGAGTACAGAACCGCCTGCTGTTGCAGAAAACGTTGCTGCTCCAGTAGAAGCGGTGTAGGTCTTGATAAAGACAGGAGTTCCTGCAGCTAGACCGCCGGGAAGAGTGCCCCCACCGGTAGTAAACGAAACTTTGTCGTTTACCTTGAAGTTCAGAAACGTTCCAACTTTGATCGTGTCGCTGCCGCTAGTTACATCTGCAGCCTTAAAGGTTCCAGATGTGCCAGCGGGCTTGTAATAAAGGGCTCCAGAGGTGCCCGAAAGGACGGTAGCCATTCGTGGTACTGAGAATGGTGGACTTACGGGCGAAACCCGGACTCATATAGCTTAGCGCGTTGTCAGCAAAACATCTAACCGTTATCTTCAGCAGTAAAGCCGGTGTCAATGCGTCCCATCATGTGGGGAGATTGTTCAGTTGTTGAAAAAGTAGGCCCATTAACTACCCCAGGCCGAAAATAAATACCCGTAGCTGCTCTAGTGGACGCGCTTAAACCAAGTAGCGTTGTAACAGCTGTATCTACCAACGTTTGGTTCCTTGCAGGGCCTTTCCCTTTCTCGCTGTAAACACGAATAACTACACTGCCCCTAACAAAATCAAGATTGCCAGTCAGCGTTACTTCTGTTGTTAGCCCGAACGTAACATTTACTCGAACGTACTCTGTTGTTGTATTGGCTGGAACAGCAGTGATGTTGTCAAAAAATACTGGTACAGCTGGTGACAAACCGTTGAAAGCAGTTAAAAGTGGATTTTCAACTGCAGCTCGAATTGCTTGGTAGTTCATCAGCTAAATCCTTTTGCTTTACCAAATGTAAGAAATCCTTTGCCAAAACCTTTTCCAATAGACTTGGTTAAAGGTCCGCCTAGTCCAAAGGTTGACCACCAATCAGCAGGCGCAGAGCTTGTAGAACCCCCGTCTCCCACCACTTGGCCACGAGTATCTCCTGGCGAGCGTCTACCAGGTTCTATTGTTTTGCTAAGCACTTTTCGTTCTTCTAAGCGTTCTGTGGGTTTTGAATAAGGGACAAGATCCATTGCTTCCGCTGCATACGGAGAAGTGTTTAATATCGTGTATAAACCTGTTGTTTTAAATTTAGTTTTAGGAACATTTCTTAAAGTGTACTTATACAAACCTGTGGAACTGCGTGGGTTTCCAGGGGCTTTGCCGGGTGCAACTGCATACCAAGATGCTGAAAATTCTCCTGAGTAAGCTGGTCCTGCCTCAACAAGATCGTTCATTATTTGAACGCAAGCTGTCCTAGCTCCTTCAAGAGTGGCATCCTCTATGTCCTTTATCAAAAACTTAAGGTCTCTCTTAGCCATTACTGGGGCCTCGCAACAATTGTGTGGAGCAAAGGATCTTCACCCCGAAGACTCAACACATTTAAAATCTTTGCTTCTCTTGTCACGCCAGCTTGCGAATACTGAATGCGGTCAGCTTCAGTTGGATAGTAAGAACCCAACTCGTCACCACCAAGAATCACCTTGATGTCAGTTGTTTGATAAAGCCCTTCGCTTTCTCTTGCTGAAACATTAGAAATCAAACCCTTCAATGCAACAGACGTATCCGCACCAGTCACAGCACCTGTTGCTGGATCGTAAGTGCGTGGCGTTGTCGTTTTGACAAGCGTGATGTCTTGACCCCACTCGTCCAGCAGATCTTTGGGGATTGACTTAAAAGTGCTGTCTACAAGTGACATCTCAACCCCTCACCATACGAACTTGATAAGAGCCAGAACCTCCAAGACAATAAGCACCAAGATAAGACTGCAGCCAAGGGTAAACGTCGAATACGTTATTGACAGTTCCAGTAGCTTGGCTAGCAGTGTTGTACTTGACCTTGAGGTCTCCGAGTTCGACTTCTTCGTATAACCCCTTATTGCCGGTATTCCCTGTAATCGCGTCCGTGTCATTAGCCAGCTCAAACGCTAGTAGATATGTAGCTTTTTTAATTGCGTTTGGGATCGCGGAACAAGTCAGTTCTACGCGATCGACATGATAATTATTGCGGGGCCAGCTTAAGGCTTGGCTTGAATCGCAACGATCACCATAGAAATTCAACGTATCGATCCAGCCTGTAGCCGAGATCAGAGAGCGAATTTTGTTGTCATCAGTCTTGTTGTCCCACTGCGTTGAGCTTGGAACGGTTTCAAAATACGCGTCTGCCTCTGCCAACGTCACAAAGCTGTTGGCTGTCTCACTCTTGAGTGTGGCGTTGATCGTGGCAGCCATAAGACAATAATAAGGTGGCCCCACCTAATGGTAGGGCCTTTGCTCTGATCAAGATCAGATGGTGCTGGTATCCAGCGGAGTGTTGACAGTCAACTGAACCATAGGGATCAGGTCGATGTCATAAGTGGCGGCCCACTTGTTAGCGGTAGCCAGATGAGCGTTGGTGGGGTTATCACCAGCGTCAGACCACTTAGTACCCATCACGTGATAGGTCGAGTGGTAGTCCACAGAAAGTACGTCTTGCTTCGAGAGGACGTTGCGATCAGCTTCAATCCGAAGATCTTGCTGCACGCCTTCAAGGATGGTGCCTGACTTAACCAGATAGCAGTAGAACTCTTTCTGGTGGCCAGAAGTGCCAGGAGCGACAGTGTTGACTTGTGAGTCAACGACTACGCGCATCCCTGCAAACTCACCAACTTCGCGAGCGCCAATACCAACGCCACCACCACCCCAGGTCACTGCGCCAGAAGCGGCAAGTGCTGAAGTAGAGAAGGTCAGCATTCCTACCTGATACAGGTAGTAAGCAACGGAAGGGTGAACAATCAGAGTGTCCAGCTCTTCACCACGCTCTCCGAGCTTGGAGCGTGCTTCTGCCACTGTTGCAGCAGTCAGGAAGTTGGCTTCAGCACCGCCAGAAGCAGCACCTTTACCTTTATCCAGTGCATTGGCAGAAAGTGCCGTGCCAAACAAGCCAGCAAGCTGTGAGAACAGACGTGCGCTGTTCAGCTTGTTGATTGCATCAGCCAGCTGATTGCGGATGTGAAGCATTGGATCTTCACCAGCAGCCAATACCGCAACGTCATCTACGGCATACGCGAAACCGCGATGGCAGATGGTTGCAATCTGGGTTCCGGTTCCGATCTTTTGAGGAGTCAGATAACCGCCAGAACTGGTGCCCCATGTTGCTGTTCCGTCCAGGATCTCCTCAGTTGGAGATACAGGATTGAACTCGGGGACTTGGATGCGAGTACCGCCTTCACGTGAATCGAGAAGTGCGTTACGGATGACAGCGCCAGACTTGATAAACAAGCTGCGCTCTTTGATGGCCTCAGACACATAAGTGCTGAGATTATTCCTTTTTACGATGTCCGCGAGTAGGACACCGCCGGAATAATTCTGAAATGGAGCAGCCATTTCCTAGTTAGGGATAAAGTTTGCGGGGATCAAGTCACGGACTTGGATTGGTGTCCCACGGGGACTACTTACCGGCCTCTCGCCTGAGCACTGCTGCAAGTTCAGGGTCGGTATTGTCCAAGGCCATTTGCCTTGTTAAGTTAATACTACCTTCTGCCCAAGGGTTTGCGATACCCGCAGCATTAGCAGTATTCAAATTGGGCTTTGCTCCCATGCCAGAAGCACTGCTTGGTTTGAACTGATGTTCCCAACCGGAACCAGGATTTTTTAGCTTCGCA